TGCGGGCCACAAAACTAAGCGCCCGCTCGACCTCCTGCACCGACATCCGGAGGGCGGCCGCAATGTCTTCCTTGGGGACGAAGTTGCAGAAATTGAGGAACGCCATGCGGCGGTCCTGGCCGAGACGCAGGCGTTGCTCATCAACGCTACTCATCGCTTCACCACACATTCGCCCTTCGGGGCTCGCTATCGCTCGCACCTCAGGGTGACGAGATTGGATAAATCTCACCAGCGTTATCCAGAGGCGCGAGCGCAGCGAGTCCCGAAGGATTTTTACCTATTTTGCGCAAAGCTAAACGTGCCGATGTTATCGTAAGCATCGGCTTGCGCTTGGTAGGACAGCGTTGGCTTCGCGTAATCGCCGCCCTTGGTCGCGATTTCGTAATCGGAGACGATACAGGAATTGAGCGTGAAGACGTTCTCTTCCGAGCGCCAGCGCGTCGCCAGCACCGCGGTGAAATCGCCGATCGCACCTTGGGGCTGGTTGGTGATGTTGTAGACCGCGCCCAGCCCGTTGACGTTACCCTGCCACTCATAAGTGATGTCGACCGTGTCGCCGTCACGGTCGTGGTGGAACTGGTACTCGCCCGCCGTCGTCACCGAATAATGGTTGAGATGCGCAATGGCGCTGGCTTTCGAGACACGAATGAACGGGAGGTTCTCCGGACCGCGGACGCCGAGATCGCGCAGGAACACGCCCGAACCATAGTTCTTGACGCGAATTTTTTCTGCGTTGCTGACGACGCCTTTCTCGCGCTTGGCGACGCTTACAATATTGGCGACCTTGGACGCGCCGACGCCGGCGACGAGATCGCCCCAGATACGGCCGTTGAGCGAGCCCATCGTCACCTTGCCGGTGATCGAGGCCGCGCCGGCATTCACATCATCCGGGAACAGGTTGACGCCGGTGATGGATTTGAGTTCGCGCTTCACCGACAGCGACATATCCTGCGGCGTGTCGAACGATGTCGGCGTCGGGCTCTGTACGTTGTTGACGCCGAAGAAGTCGCCGGCGCCGAACGCCTTGGACGGTTTCACGGGGGTGGTGGCCATGTGTGATTTCTCCTCGATGTTGAGATGGGATAGCGCGGGCGGTTAGGTGAACAGCGCGGCGACCGCTGTCTTGAGGCCAGGGATCGCGTCGTCGAGCTGGTCCTCGGCGCCGGAATCCGCATTGAGCGGGTAGCAGCGCAGCGTGTCGCGCCAGAGGTCAATCTCGCCCAAAACGGTGTCGAGATCGTCGCCGGCGCCGCCAGTCATCGTGGCGCCGCCCCAGCTCGCACTGGCGGAGGTCTCGGTCGTCGTGATGACGTTGTAGGCCGCACCGACTTCGTTGGCGGTGATCGTGAGCGCATGGGTGCCGTTGTCGGTGGCGGTGACGTCAGGATGCGCCGTGGTCGAGGCCGCGTAGTCGGTGCCCGCGGTGCCGCCCGTGCCATTGATGGCGTGATGCAGATTGAGGATCGAGGCCGCCTCGCTCGCGCCGACATGGACGTGACCATCGGTGTCCGTGAGAGTGGACTGGAAGGTATAGGTCTTGGTGCCGCCCGCGAGCAGGCCGATCACGACGGTTTCGCCATCGGCATAGTTGGCGGACGATGTGAGGACTGCGGTGGCGGCGGCCTCGCTGACATCGTCGATGTCGGCGAACATCGCATCGACCAGGCTGTCGAGCGTGACGAAGATCTGGTTGTAGGCGGGCGTGTTCGCGGCAATGGCGTCGATGCCGACGCTGGCGTCGCGCCAAGTGGCAACGGCGGTGGCAAGCTGGTCTTCGGTAGGGACGGTCATCGATATTCTCCTCTGTTATTCGGTTGCCGCGTCGGCGTCTGCCTGTGGCGGTGTTTCGGTGGCGATTTCAAAAGGCGTGAAGCGCGCGGGCGCGAACGCTATCGGCTCCGCGTGTTCTCGCTCTTCCTGTCTTGGCTCTGGCGGCTTCGGCGCTGGCGGGGGTTCGGGGATCGCCTCGAAGCGAACCGCACCGTGCCGCGCGATGCGCTCGGCCGCGCGCGGGCTAAGTTCGACCGCAACACTGTCGCCCCGCTTTTTGAGCGCGACCCCACCACCCGCAACGCCAAGCGCAAGCGGCAGCGCGGACGCGCTGATCATCCGGTATTTCATGGTATCTCCTTGGAAGAATTGCGCCCCTCTTCAAGGCTCGCTATGCAACGAAGCCAATAACCAGGAAGGCCCAACGATGATCCGGGGAAGCTGTCTGTGTGGGAGCATTCGGTTCGAGATCGACAAGGTGCGTGGGCTCACGCATTGCCATTGCGTCAATTGCCGCAAACTCACGGGTGCGGCGTTCGCCACCTATGCGCATGTCGACGCGGACAAATTCCGCCTGGTCGCGGGTGACGACATGATGGTGGAATACGAATCCTCGCCCGGCAGCTTCCGCAAGCGCTGCAAGGTTTGCGGGTGCCTCGCGCCGGGAAAGGCGAGCTATCTGCCCACCGTCAGCATCGCCGCCGGCCTTCTGGACGACGATCCGGGCGTGCGCCCGATGCTGCACGTGTTCACGTCGTCATGCGCGCCGTGGTGGACGATCGCGGACGATCTTCCCCAGCACGCCAAATGGGTGCCGGGGTATGAGCCGAAGACGTAGCGCGACTTGTCATCCCGGCCGAGCATTGCAAAGCAATGCGAAGAGAAGGGAACCCAGGTGCATCGAATAATACCTGCTCGCCGGATATTGAGTTCGGTCGAAGGCTCGGACGACCATTCTTGTTGCCACGACCTGGGGCCCCCCTTCCCTTCACGCTGCTCCGCAGCGCTCAGCCGGGGATGACAGGCGGTGCTTTATGGCGCAGCAAGTTTGATTTCTAGCGGCATATAATACGACGCTTGGCGGCAGTCGGGGTCGGTGGCGTTGTTGCCGTGGTTCTTGCCGGCTTTGCCTTTGACGCGGACCCATTCGACCAGCGGGTTGCTATCGCTATCCAGGAGCTGCTGCTCGTCCTCGCCATTGTCTGGCTGGAGCGCATCGAGCACGCGGTCGATCAGCGGATTGAGGAGGGTCTGGCCCGGCGTTCCCTTCGGCGCGGTCACGCCGAAGATCAGCACGACCGTGAAGCTGAGCGGTATGAGGCCCGGGCCGCTGTCGCCGAACTCCTCGTCCATCTCATATATAAAGAGTACGGGTTGCAGCGCGGGCGGCACGCGCTGCACCTCGATCACCTCGCGGCTGATGAGATTGAACGGGCGTTCCATGGTCGGTGTGCCCGGCCGGGCCGCACCGTTCTGCCCCTGCTCGCCATCCGGCGAGCCATCCTCGGCCCCGGGCGCGAGCAGCGGCGTGAGCAGCGTGAACAGCGTCTGGTAGATCTGCTCTCGCGTGATGAGTTCCGGCAGATCGGCCATGCTCACTCGCTTTTGAAAATCATTTGCTGGAACCCCGAAACGCTCGGCAGCCATTGCCGTTAGCTAAAGATGACTTGTCGAAAGGGGCGGTTGCATCGGGAACCGCGCATGTGAGCCACAAACTGCCGGACCTGCTGAAGCAGCGATACGACCGCTATGTCGCGCGCGCCGAAAGCGCCGAGGCGCAAGCAGGCGCCAGTGCCGATCCGCTTGTGCGCGAGTCGTGGCGGCGCGTCGCCGAAGGCTGGCGAGAACTCGCGGCAAAACTCTTGCGCGGTTCGCGGCTGTGAGTGTTCAATCCTTCATCGGGACTCGGGCGGTCCCGAAGTTACGTTGGGCTGGGTATCCGGTCGGGGCGGCCAGTGACAGACAGAGATGCACGCGCCGTGCATTACCGGCGCAGGTCGGAACAAGTGCGCGCGATCGCGAAAGCGACAGTGGACGCGGCCGCGCGCGACACACTGATGGCCGTCGCCGCCGACTACGACATGCTCGCGCGCGCGATGGAGAACACCTATATGCCCGATCCGATTCCGGCGAGTGATTGACGCCTGTGGGGCGGGAACCTTAAGAAATACTTTCCGCCTACGGAGCATCGCCCTGCCGGACAAAAAACCGCATCGGGCTCTGGAACATCTGAAACTCCCCGCAATCGAGCCCGTTTGTGAATCGTTGGGAGAACGATTGCGCCAGGAAACCGCCATGTTGGAACACAAGCTACCAGACCCGCTGCCGGAACCGTTGCAGATGCGCTACGACAACTACATGGCTTCTGCGGAATCCGCCGAGACACGTGCCCGCAGGATGCGGGACCAGGACCGCCGCGAAGAGTGGCAACGTGTCGCCAAAGGCTGGCGCGACTTGGCCGCGCTCCTCCAGCAAAGTTCGAGCTGAATTCGAACCCCCATGCTGCCAGCGGTCCGATTCGCGACTCGATTCGCCCTCATCTCATTTGGAGTTGCGAACAAATCATGACTGACAAATGAGAAGCGTTAGCTTTCGTGCTGTGTTCTCGTCGTTATCGTTCAGGCCCATTCGCCCAATCGCGTTTGTGCTCGCGTGATCCCGCCAATCTTAATTGGTTACATCCCGCTCAGCGCTGCGCGTACGATTTCTCGAATTCCGGTCTCGAAGGGTTGGCGGTAGTCGGTGAGGGCCCGGCGGGCGTAGGCGTGTTCGGGGATGGTGACCGGGTGGGCTTTAGCGCGCATGGCAAAGCCGGTTGCGCTGCCGCCGCGTGCGGCTATGGCGGCGACGGCGCTGCGGGCCGGGGTTGAGAAAGCGAGGACCTTGGCGTTGACGGGCACAATCTCCGGGATTTGGACGGTGCCGCCCTCTTCCTGCATACGGGCGTATGGAACGCCCTCGATCGCGATGCGTGCGCTGACGCCGCTGCCCTCTTCGACGATTTCGGATTTGAGGCCTTGGGTGAGCGCGCCCGTCGTGTGAAAAGAACTTGCGATGTTTTGTTGCACCATGCCGCGCAGCGTGGCGGCGGCCTCGGTCATATATCCGCGCAGCCGCGTGGAGACGGCCTGGGGCAGCGACGACAGGCTGGCCTGAACCTGCTCGAGCCCGTGGACCTCGAAACGCACATCGATCATAGCGTGCCATCCGGCACTGCGGGCGGTGTCAGCTCGTTGCCTTCGGGTGCCACGGGGAAATAATTGTCCTGCATGCCGATGTTGAAGGCGGGCGGCAGGCGATTGGGATCGCATTCCATTTGGATTTTGTTCGACCGGTTGAGGCCGCCGGCGACCGGGATCACACCGCCGAATTTCGCGTCGCGCTGTTCGTAATAGATCGCCTGGCGCGCATAGGCCGAAGCCTGCTGGCTGTAGGTCGTGCGCAGATCGTTATCGACGGTATCGACCAGGCGCGACTTCTGCGCGGAGAGCGCACGGCACACGATGGCGGCGGCGCCATAGACCGAGGGCCGCTCGGTCAGCGCGAACGCGATCTCCTCATCCTGGACTTGGCGGTCGGTGTCGCGCGTGTCGCCGATGAGGTAACGCACCTGCATCATTGGCGTGGTGAGGAGCTGGGTGGGATCGTAGGTCCAGGTCACGGCATCACATATTCAAGGACCAGCGTAGCGGCGCCGGTGGCGGATGCGGTGCCCGTCTGCACGATGCGGACATAGAGGTTCGGCGTGGCGCCGAGCGATGCGAGCGTTGCCGCGGCGGCGTTCACAAGCGTGAGCGAAGCCATGCCCAAGGCCTTGATCGAGGTCTGTGCGACATAGCTTGCGTCACCGGCCGACGATCCGATCTCGATTTTCGCATCGGTGGCGGCGAGGAAGGCCGTGGTCGTGTAGACCGTCGCACGCACAAGCGTGGCGCCAGGCGGAAGCGAGATGGGCGCGATGTCCGTGTTGGCGGTCGCGGTGACTGAAAGCGGCACGCGCAGCGACAGCACCGACTTGCCCGCGATGCCGCTCTTGTCGTCGGCGATCCCGCCGCTGCCCACATATAAAGTGTGGGCCTTGATCTTGCCCTTGATGCGCGTAACGAAACCGGTGGCCATGACGCCCTCGTGTTGGTGCGGTGGAGATCAAGAAGAAATGCACGCGGAGACGCGGAGTTCGCGGAGTAGCTCTGTTCGTCATGGCCGCCCTTGAGGCGGCCATCTAGGAGTCACTTGCTCGCTATCGCTCGCTGATGGATGGCCGGGTCAAGCCCCGGCCATGACGATTAGGGTCCGATGACCTCCGCGTCCTCCGCGGCTCCGCGTGAAATCAGTGGTCGGTAGGAGCGCTCGGGAAGAGATCGACCTTTCCCAGGTTGATGAGTGCACGCAAATTGCCTTTCGGGATCGCGCGAACTTGCGTCGCGGAAAGAACATCGCCGTTCGTTACCGTGCGCTGGCCGAGAGTGAAGGGACGGCGCACATAGGCGCCGCCGGCGTGCGCGATTTCGGTTGGGGTGTTCATGTCACGCGACGATCGCGGTGAAGAAGACGCCAAGGTCGGCGCCGACGAGCTTCATGTCGAAGGCCATCTCGGCTTCTACGCGGGTGGTCGATCCCGGTTTGCCGCGGTTCGGCACCGGCTCGGTCCAGGACGAGATACCGAGGCTGTTCTGACCTTCAAGACCGTCCCAGCCAAAGATGTAGCCCGCGGACGGGATCATCAAGCTGGGCGCGGGCGGCGCATAGGACAGAAGCGCCACCTTGCCGACCGCAAAGCTGTAAGCGCCCGCGGCGCCCTTCTTCGCGCTGTTGTAGGACGCCTTCGCCACCACGACTTTCTCGACATCAAAAGCAGAGGCCAGAAGCTCAGGCGTGATGTTCTTGGCATCGGCCTGCATCGTGTATTTCACGCGGTCGATGACGAGCGGATGCTTGCGCAGCGCCTGATACACCTGCCAGCCGAGCGTCAGCGTGTTCGCCATCATGCCGGTGTTCTGCAGGATGGTGGTCTGCTGGTTGGCGATGTCGGTGAATGGATCGGAACTCGCGTCGTCGCTCCACTGGATCGTGTGGGTGGCATCGCTGGTGGACGCCGTGCCGGTGATGTCGGTGCCCCACTTGCCGGTGGTGAGATAGTTAGACGCGAACAGCCGGTCGCGGCGGAGCAACAGCTTCTGCATCAGATATTCGGAGATCGAGGTCGCGAGATCGACCGCCGGATCGGCATTGGCGCGCATCTGGTCGCCGATGTCCTTGTGCAGCGCCCAGACCTTGGCGGCGTAAGAGTCGGTCGTGAGATCGACGCCGGAGCCGGCCGATTCCGAACCGTCGGCGCGGATCTGCGCCTCGTCGCGGAAGAAATCGTCCTTGTTCCATTTGTAATAGAGATCGGACTGGTGCTTTACCGAGACGACCGGGAACACCTTGTCGGCGATGAAATTGTCGTGGTCCTGCATATAGGCCACGGCCACGTTGGTGAGCGGCGTGGTCGAATGGACCTGACTGACGTTGGGTGAGGGCATGGGGGTTCTCCGTTAAGTCCTTCGGGGCTCGCCTTTCGGCTTGCACCTCAGGATGACGAGTTGGGTGTTTGTTCAATCGCGCCGTGACGCTGGCGCTGCCGCGTAAGAACGCGAAAGATAACGACGCTCCGAACGCGTCATCCTGAGGTGCGAGGAGCGAAGCTCCGAGCCTCGAAGGATCAACCAGCGGTCGGAACGAGGCGCACCAGCGCGAGTTCGCCCGCGTTTGCGCTCTCGATCGCAACCGCGACCTTGGCGTTGGTCGAGGTCTGCGTGATGAGCTTGCCGGTCGCGGCTTCGGTCATGAGCGCCTGGCCCGCGTTGACGCCACCGGTGCCGATGACCGCGGGCGTGAAGCCGACATACTTCACGATCGCGGATTCGCCCGCTTTCGGATTGTTGAGCAGGATGCCGGTGATCGCCTCACCGCCGGTGGACGCCAAATCGACGGCGCGATCGGTGGAGGTCTGCTTCACCGCGTAATATTGCGACGAACTGAGATCGGAATTGGCGGTCAGATTCCCGCCCTCCTCCAGCCCGGTGCCGGATGTTGCCATTTGGAATTCTCCTTCGGGGTCAGAACAAGAAGAGGTTCACGCGGAGGCGCGGAGTTCGCGGGGTAACTTCATTCGTCATGGCCACTCTTGAGGTGGCCATTCAGAGTCACTTGCTCGCTATCGCTCGCGGATGGATGGCCGGGTCGAACCCGGCCATGACGAAAACTAATTCGCGCCGTGCTGCTCCGCGGTCATGCGTTTGATGAGCTCGGCGTTTTCTTTGGCTTTGTAGACGCGAGCGTAAGCTTGGGCGTGGGTGAGTTTGGGGTCGGCTTTGCGGGCCGCGTCGACTTTCGCCAGGAATTCGGATTCGGCGGAGCCTTCCTTGGGGCTCGATTTGCCGAAGCTCATAAACAGCGCGCCTTCTTCGATCTGACGGTTCAAGCCCGCGATGCGCTTTTCGACTTTGGTCTGTGCGGCGTGATCGCCGCCATAGGCTTTGCGCAATGTGGCGCCGAACTGAGGCTCGAAGCCCAGATCGGTGGCACGCTTCTCGAACTTTGCTGTGGCTTCGGCTTCGTCGCGTTTCGCGAGTTCGGCGGCCTGCTTCGCGATCTCGGCGTTCTGGGCTTTGAGGATGGCGAAGGTTTCGCTGCCCACCTTGCTCTTGAAGACGATGGTGCCATCCGCGGCTTCGAACGCATCGCCGGCGTTTAGCATTTTGGCGATGTCGACATCGCCGCCGTGTTCGTTGTCTTTCGTGGCCTTCGCGAGAGCTTCAATGGTTTCGAGCATCTCGGCCCCGGTCGCC